CCGCATATTCTTCTCCAAAAAGGGCGTTTAAACCCGGAAGAAGTTGTTTTAGCTCATTTGCTCTAGATATAGAAGCCATAATTTACCCCCTAACCTACGCCAGTCGCGTTAAGCAACTGATGACCAGTGTTAAACATTACTAATACATCTGTGTATGCATCACCAATAGCACTACTAGGACCATCGACAAAGTCGATAATCTTGACAGGTAGTGTGTTTGTGGTTGCAACAGTAGATATATCAACCGAGTTTTTGCTGTTACCAATCGCAGTAGAACCAGCAGTTTGCACTACAGCACAGTTTTTACCAAGATCATCTTGGTCGGCTGCGCCATCGCATTGCATTTGCATGATTAGAAAAGGATCGATTGCAACAAACGCCACAATATCATCGGCAGCAGTAGATGCTGGGAAATATTGATTAGGCGTGAATTGACCTGTGGTTGGATCAGTATATTGGCATCCCAAGAAAATTCCAATTGGGGTCAAAGCCGTAGTACCACTATCTAGTTGGATAGTAGTATTAGGATTATCATCCCCCATTTTTACAAAATCACCATAGAATATGGATGTCCCATACGCATTTTTAATTTTGTAATGCTTGACTTGGTTATTAAATGCACAAGATATTATAGAACCAACTGGTCGCGCTCCGTGAGGAGTAGCTGAAGTTGACATAATTGTCTCCTAAATTTAATTAAAATAAGGCGATATTAAGAATCTCGCCCAAAAGAAGTCCTCGATTTCCTCTCAAAAACAGTCTTTGTAGGCATACGAGGGTCTTGGTCTTTGAAAAAAGCGTTGTCGACAGACTCGATTTGGTCTTTTGACATACGAGCAAAATGTTCATCCCTAGCTTCCGCCATTTCTTTGGGCATTTTACATAAGAGACAGCCACCAATTTCCACATGACCCTTTCGGCTCCATTCAGAATTGTGATCATTCATTACTTGCAGTTCTGGGTGGTCGCTAGAATTAACTGGCTCCCATCCGCTACGAAGTTGTTTGGAGACATTTGGATTATCCACTTGCCCTAACAAACTAGTTCTGATCCATCTGAAAACCCATCCATCTTCTGGATCAGGGTTCGGTAAATTAGTTGGACTCTCCCAACTTGTATATCGTTGTTCTTTCTCACGACTTTCTAAATCTCTAGGATTTTTGTTAATAGAAGTTTCTTCTTCAGAAACAGGTTTACTCTCTTGAACATCCTTGTTTACAGTATTATCACTCATATTAACCTTCCTCTAGTTTTAGATATTGAGCAGCATAAGCTTGTGGACTTATGTTCAGTTGCCTTGCAACTCTTATCTGATCTTTACTTAACGATACTTTGCGAGGTTTTTTACCATTACTTCTCGTACTGGGTGCAACCACACTCGCGGGTTGTCTTGAATCAGTCTCTACAACTCCCGTTGCTTGAGGCTGAACTCCAAAAAAATCTGGAAATCTTATTTTCATCTCTTTGTCGATTTTTGCATAATAATCAACAGCATTTGTTGTAGGGTCTGTTCCTTGTCCCCTAACCTCTTGATCTAAGTACATTGCATAAGATGTCATTCTTTGATGAACAGGATCAGCATTATTCATAAACCAAGGATTTTTATCTGACCAAGCTTGCATATCTGGATCAAGCTGTGTTCTATTTATATTAGGTTCTTTTATTGGCGGCAAATTTTGTGATGCTTGCTGCATAACCATATTTGCATACTGACCTGATTGCTGTTCTGCTACTGCGGCTTTAGAAAGCTTTGCTTGTGCAGCACCTATTGCTTCAGAATCACCTTCATCATAAGCTTTAGTTAGTTCTTGTTGTGCAGAATGTAATGCCCATTGTGCATTATTTAATGCTTGCTGATTAAGAACATCGCTTCCCTGATTAACAAAACTATTTAGTCTTTGATTTTCTTCCATCAAACCTTTAAGTTGAGCAACAGCTTCCCTTTCTGCTCCCAAAGCTGCTTCTTTTGCTTTTCTTTCTGAATCATATTGACTGCGAATATTGTCAATTTCATTACCAACTGATTCTTGTGACTCCTCTAAAGATTCAACCTGTAGTTTTTCAACGCTATCTTCTGTGTTTTCATTAACTAACTCAACTTCTGGAGCTTCAGAAACTACATCGTTCTTTATACCAAAGAATTGATCTTGAATCGTTTCTTTACTCTCTTCTGGTTCATTATTTACTATTTCGTTCATGCTCTAACCACTCCTTTAGGGTCTTCAACTACTGCTTCCACAGTGTCATCATTAATGATACGAAATTCTTTTCCATAAAGCTTTAAACGAGTACCTGAATAAGCACGGAAAACAATCCAATCTCCTTTTTTACACCAAGGTCCATTAGGAAATCTTTTTTTATCTTGGTAACAATCATCGCCCATTTTTAAAACATATCCACAAATATTAGCAACTTCTTCTTGATCTAATGTTTGTTGTGCTTTAATGATGCCGCCATCAGTCTTTTTATCAGCTTCTGGCATTGCAACTAATATACGCCATCCCATAGGCTCTGGTAATTGACTTTTGTTGCTAGGCTCTTCTATTGATTTTATTTTTTCTTGCGCTTGCATTATGAAATAAATTTCAGTTAATCCGCCTTGATGAATTTTTCTACCCAATCCAAGACTTCGCGTTCAGTTAAGGCTAACCCTTCAATAATACCAACCATCTTTTGATAATCTGAGTAATCTTTACAAGCACCTGTTGATATATGATCTGCATGATCATTCATCATTTCACGCACTCTTCTTATTAAGAATTCTGAAAGTGATTGCTCTTTGATATCATTCTGACTCACGACCCCTATCTTCTGTCATAGCTTTGGTCATGTCAACAATTTTTTCAACCTGTTTCATCTCTAGTTCTTTATCTTTTCTAGTGCTGTCTTGCATATCGCTTGCAATTCGCTGTCCTATGCTTGCACCTGCAATTCGTTCTTGTGATTCAATTCGTTCTTTCTCAAGAGCATCTTTAGCTATAGCTTTCTGTGTTTCGAGTTGAATCTTAGCTTGATCAGTTGTTGCTCTTCTTTGAACATCAGCTTCTTTAATTTCTAATTCTTTTTGTCTAGCTAAGATTAACGGGTCTTGCATTTGTTCTTGTATCCTTTCTTGTTCTATTTCCGCAGCGTGTTTTTGTGTAACTCTTTCCGCAGCCTGAACAACAAGCTTAGACAATTCTTTCTCTAAGTCATTTGGCAACTCTTCACCAATTGGTGGAAGTTCAGTACCCAACTCATCTTCAATTTCTTTTCTGTATTGAAATGCTAAATGTTCTCTTATATGAGATTCCATTTCACCTTGTATCATTCCTGCTGCTGGACTTTGCTGTAACATTTGTGCAGTTTTCGGGTCTTGTAAAGCAGTCATATGAACAGTAATGTGTGCTTTATGGTCTTGATATTCAAAGGCTTGTGCGCCTTTACCATTAATGATGTTCATATTTTCAGTAACTGGGTCTGTTGGCGGCAGATCATCATCCATTGGTATAATTTCATCAGCATCATGTATTCCCAATGTATCAAGCATTTGTCTATGCAGTTCAGGTAAGTTATACATTTCAGGTGATTGCTGTGATAACTGCAATGCAGCTTGATATTGCATAATACGCTGAGACATTGTTGCTGCATTAGGATCAGAGACTGGTAGTACATCTATACGATCATCAAAATCCTCAATCTTAATATCTTGATTAGCATCAACAGTATAAGGATATTCAGGTGATGTGAAGTCTCTAATAACACCAACTAAAATTTCAAATTCTTTTTTCATGGTAGCATGAAGTCTTGCTTGTATAGCTGACATTACTTTCATACCACGCTCTAATATAGCTAAAGTAGTTCCAACAGGTGCTTGCTGATTCATATCATTGATTTTTAAATCAGAAAGACTGGCAAAACGCCTACCCTCTTCTACCAAATTACCAAGTAACTGATATAAAGTTCCTGATGGCTCTTTATAAGGCAAGAAGGTTATATTGTCTCTGATAGCTCCTCCCGGCACATCCACATCCCTGAACTCACCCGGCATTATTGGCGTGTCATCGCCTTTAATCCTAAGCCCTCTGGCTTTAAGACCACCCGGAAGATTTGATAATGTTCCCGCATCGACCAGTTGCCTAAGAATACTGGTTGCAGATTTTGTTAAACCGCCAATCAAATGGATCAATCCAAAGCCGTAAAAACCAACTCCGGGCAAATATTGGTAATGAACAAAATGCATTCTTCTTAAACGCGCCTCATCATCTTCATAATAATTTCTATAAATACTTAGAATGATTCCGCTTGGATAATCAATAGTAACTACATAAGGTAGCGCTATTCCTTGTTCGTCTTCAAAGTTAACTAAGTCTAGGTCTACCTGCATTTCTAACAGTGTATGGCGATCATCATTACTATAATTCTCGCTTGAACCCGTCATTTCATTGTATTTCTTAGTAATATCATTGATATCTGGAGAAGATTCAGGCAATTCTATATCTCTATAGAAACCATTAACCTGCATCTTACGAATATCATTACTATTCTTTTTCATTATTTGAGTAGCTCTTGCGCAGGTTTGCAAATCGCTTGCACCATAACTTACAACAACATCCTCTGCTGGTACAAAAATACCGCAGGGTCTACCCAAATTAGAATCATAATAAACTTTACGAAAAGCTGAACCAGCTAAAGGTAAAGAAAAAAGCATCTTTTCTGTTTCTGTACGATACTCAACCATTTCAGTGGTAAGTAAGTAGTTCATGTAATCTTGTACACGACCAGCTTGCTTTTCTTTTTCAGGGGTTGGCTTACCAACAACCTTTGTCTGAACTGGTCCAGATGCTGGAAATATCTCGCCAATGGCTTGAGATTGAAAACGAATTACCGCCTCACTCAACATTGG